TCAATGATTTCTTTAAGTATATTATGTAAATAATAGATTATATGGCATATTTAAGTCATTATTATTGGTTAAATGTTTGATTATCGATACTTAAAGTTAAATTATTATATATAATTATAATAGAGATTAAGATGGCAAGTAAAAATATTTCAAACACACAATACATTAACATGAGTGATGATGAAATCAAAACTTACAAAAAAGATAATAAATTATTTTATACTTTCTCGATTAAGTTTAATGAGATATATTTGGAATCAATCAAAGAACATTTCAAAGATATTACTATTAAGAAAAATACAATCAACGATGATAATGATAATGTAAAGAAAGATGACTTCGATATTATGGAGTTTAACAATGATCAATGCAAACAATATACATTATATAATATCTTTGTTGTTTGTCATAGAGATCATAAACAAAAGATATATGAAATCACAACAGCTATTTCAAATAATAACTTTGTAAGAAACTTTGAACATCGAAGCTCAATTGAACTCGATCAAAAGAAAAGTGAATATGGACATTGGGAAACTATCAATCAAAAAGAGATTAAATACCCAATATGCATTCTCACATATAAACGAGCTAATCAATATGGCAAAACTCATTTGACATTATGTCGATCAAAGATTAAACATTATCTATTTGTTGAGCCTTGTGAGTTCGATGATTATGATCAATGGGTTAATAAAGATTATGGCACTATTGTGAAATGCCCAAGAAACTTTCATGAAGATAATATGGGTAGTTCAGTTGTCAGGAATTATATTCTTGAATGGGCAAAGAATTATGAATATGATAGAGTATGGATGCTCGATGATAATATTTCAAGATATAAGAGATTTTATCAAGGTGTTAAAAGAGAAATACTTGGCAATAGTATTTATACTACAATTGAAGATTATGTTGAAAGATATGATAATGTTGGAATCGCATCTCATAATTTCAACCCTTTTATTATGGAGAATAAAAAGACTAATTGTCTTTGTCATAATACCAAATGTTATTCATCAATGTTAATACCCACTTTTACTGATATTACTTTTAGATATAAACATCAAGAAGATAATTTAATCTCATTTGAATATATCAATAAAGGTTTTTCAACATTAAGCTTCAATCATATTCTATATGATAAAGATACATCAGGATTAAATAAAGGGGGTAATCATGAAACTATCTATAAAGTAAAAAAAGGAACTGATGGAGATGGATACAGAGAAAGATATGAATATTTTAAAGCAATCTGTTTTGTTCTTCAATGTGAGAAGAAATTAAAACTTATTGAAGGTAAAACTCTCGATGATTTAGTTTCTCGATCAACAACAATGAAAAGTAAAGAATATCATGCAAAAGTAAATTATAAAGTTCTTCAAGGTAAAGACAATAAAATTATTAAGAAAGATGAATATAATGAAATAAAGTTTATTCAAGATAAAGCTCAATTAAAATGGATCAAAAGAGAGAAACAATAAATAGTGCGTTTAGAACCCAATTTTTTTATATATGTAAAGTTAAATGACCCAATTCGACAAAGATTATAAACTCGGCAAAGAAAGTGAAGTTCAATCTCACCCCGATTTACAAAAGATATTTAAATGTGATTTAACTCATGACCCCGAAGAATATGCTCACTTCGATTTTTTTAATGAGAATGTTTTAGTTGAATTAAAAACAAGACCAAGAACCTTTTATAAAGATAATAAGTTTTTTACAACTACAAGAGACGGGAGAACAATTGAAATCGAAAGCTTATACTTTGATGCACCGAAAATGAGATTTGGATTTCAAATGAATAAAAGACTAAAAAAGAATAATGAAAAAATTAAACATTATTATATTGTTTGGAAATGTTCGGGTCAATATTTTTATTGGAAGATTAATTGGGATAAAAAAGATTATTTTATTGAAGATCAATTTCGAGATATGGGGCACGGATATAAACAATCGAGAGATGTAATTAATGTTTATACTAAATGTATTAATCAATGGTGCCCATAAATATCGTCAATTCTTATAAGATTATTTGGGATATTTATGGTCATTTATTCTTCTTTATTATATACAAGGTTTTGTGTGGCAACATCATGCCCCATCACATCTGCCAATTCTTTTTGCTTATCAATAATATCTTTTGGTATTACTGATGAAACAACTATCTTTCTCATCATTGTAGTGGAGATCGATTTACCCAAATATTTCTTACTTGTCTTAACAAGTAATTGAGATAAAGCATTTCTACTGATTGCATTACCAGTTGAGCTTACAAATAATACATCACCATTGGTCTTTTTAGTTTTTCTCAAATACATTCGAATAATCTTCTCAATATCTTTATCGATTGGAATCTTCTTTTCACCATATTTCTTGCTGGTCTTGTATTCATTCATTACCATAGTTAATTTACCCTTTTCATTAATTAGATAATTACCAAGTTTTTTATCATCTTCTTTTAATGTATTATATTGAGTTTTTGATATTAGCTTCATGCCCGAGAAATCTAATCTCACAGGGTATTTCACTAACATCGAAAAGATTGTATAAACCATTAACAATTCTTTTTCTTTACCCGTTAAAGTTTCTTTCTTTTTTAAACCTTGGGATTTTATTTCATTCTCCATAGTTTTTATCATCTTCTTTATTTCTTCAAGATCAACAAAGTTTTGGGATTGGGATTGACTAATCTTACCATTGGCATTATCTTCAAGATATTTATCATTCAATTTATCACGGCGTTTTTGATAATCTTCAATTAACTCATCATATTTCTTATCATGATTTAATGCCAATAATAATATGATCACGGCATTCAAAGTATTTCTTTGAGATGTATAATGATTTGTCTTTATTTTATCCATAACTTCATCGGGTTTTGATAAAAAATCATAATTATCAGTGTCAAAAATCTTCTTCAATTTATTCAAATGAATTACATATTGTTTGATAGTATTTGTCTTTAACTTCGGTCGATCAGTTGAAATAGCTTCGGTGGGGTTTTCTGTATTAATCTTCATTATTTTTATATATAATAAAGATTATTTTTTTAAATAAATAATAATAAAAAAAGATTATAATATTTTTATGCATTGTAAATCTCAATCATGCCATCAACTAATCGAGCAACACGGAGATATTCACAATAAGATCTCATTAGAGATGGTATTTTAGAACCACTTGGAGCACCCGCAAGAGTTAGATGGAGCTCAATGCCACGCTGTCCAACGCGACCATTGGTGAGACGAGACCCAAGATAAAAGAAACGACCACCGAGATTATCTTGCTGGACGCGACCTTCAAATGTATCATCTGTAATACCACCCGAAATACCTTGATCACTATACATCTCACGATTAAGCATTGGCACACCTTCACTATCAGTAAGAAGAGAGAAAAGTCGAGCTTGATTATCAATATCACTTGTATATTCAAATCGATCATTGTATCGAACATTGTATCTTAAAGTGCCAACATTACCCGAAGCATTCACAAGTGGAGCAACAGACTGATACTGCCCAAGAATAGTTTCTTCATTATTACTATCACTATCGGGAGCAATAGCAGTTATAATACGGGGCACAACTCTGTTTGCCATACCAAGATTTTGAATAATACCCGAAGCAAGTCCAGACTGGGTGAGAGAATGTTCAATAAGGCGGTAATCTACAAATGAGAAATTAAGATCTTTGTTTGCATTGGCATATCTCTCCATTTCATCTGTGGCACCATAGAAAACATAATCAGCACAAAACTTTAACTGGTCTCTTACAATATTCACTGGGAGATCGGCAGTATCAGTTGAAGCAATTTGAGTTCTAAACTTTGTAGTTGGGTGAAAAGTTAATTCAATATTAATCGGTTCATTTATCATGTAAAGTGGGAGCTGGTGAAGTTTTAAGAATGGGAACAGATCACTTAAATCAATACCGAAACTTGGGCATTCACTTGGTTTTGCTCCATCGCTAATTGCCCAGTCTGGCAAGAAAGTATTCTTGGGATCATATCCAACATCAGCTTCAACACCAACATCGAGACCAAAACCAAAAGCATCTTTCGACTGACCTTCATCTTCATAATCCCATTCATAATTAATACATCTGCCCGTTGTATATAATTCTCTTTCAAGATTGTTTTCATTCGAAATTAAAGATGATTTAATAGCATGAAGACCACCCCAACTATCCAGCTCATTCAGGGTTTTATTACCAATTTTAAGAACAGCCTTCTTGACAAGCTGGGCAACACCAATATGCGGTGCATAATAACAATCATTTTGATTACCACTATCACTTGGTTCAATAGCTAAAAAGATCTTTGAATGGGAATGTAAAAAACCCTTGTTCTGTAAAGTAAATCGAGCAAAACCATCTTGCGTGGATGAGCCTTGGTTGAACACCACGGGCTCCAACAGGTCGGTCTCTACTTGCTGGATGTAATTCACCGGGATCTGTTGAAGTCG